GTGCCTATTGCCATTCTCGTTGAGATAGCGGGACCAGAACCATTTTTGGGGAGAAGTGCAGGCCATCTGCGGTGGCCGTTACTAGAGGCGAATACCGCCTCGGTAAGGAGAAGTTCGTCGATCGTTGAGAGGATGAACGCCGGACGAAGCGCGGAAGGACCGCTTGGATTTGGGACGTGAGAGAGATTTGCGGAATTTCATTGAAATATCCTTATAGATTGTAAGGGTATGGTTAGTTATTCGAGGATAACAAGATTTAGTATGAGATACAAGAGAAGGTGATTCCAAAGGGACGCAGAGCTAGATTTGGTGTCACCTGGACATATTACAACAAGGAGGAATATGTCGAGATAGCCAAAAGGCCCCGAATCCAGAGGACTCGGAGCCTTAAGGCAGATGTGAGCGGCAAAGAAAGCCGCCCACGAATTTTGTAGCCCTATTCGGGCTTAGGCGCTAGAGGCGCTTTAGGTGGCTCAGGAGCCGGAATTTCGGGCTCAGGAGCCGGTTTAGGGGCCAAGCCCCATTCACGAAGTTGATCGATATTCGCGCGATCGACACAGAAGGCTACAAACGCCTTCGGATCATTGTCGAATTGAGCGCGAATATCGGAAGAGACGGCATTGAACGCCGTTTCGGCGTCCAAGACCTTATTCAGAGCCTCCTGATAGTCGGCAGGTAGATTGGTGAAATCGCCGTACATAGGATCGCCCTGGTGCTGAGGCAGAAGACCAGTGACGCGGTAACGCTTGATGATGTTATTGACGTCGGTTTCGGCGAGAAAGGACTGCTTCGTTTTCGAAGGCGCGAAGACCTCGATCGGGAAGCCGACACGCCAGAAACGATTGCGGACTTTTGCATGTGTATTAGGAGCCATTTTAATCCCTTTCACGAGTGCGGATACGAGAGATGGAATCGGCGGAATTGAACAGAGGATTCGCAGCATCGGTAGACAGCTCGAGCATGCGAAGACCACGACCGACAGCAGAACGGAAAAACTCATCATCAATATCCGCGACCGCCGCCTGAGCGCGGGCTGAGTGAGTACCATAACGAAGAATAATTTCGTTGAGAGCTTGATTGACCTTTTGTTGATGAGAAAGTTGAGTGTCGGTTTCGATTTTTTGTATTTGAGCTTGGATTTCACGGGAGCGATGAGGGACGCGCTGAAACTCAGACGCGCCCTGTTGACTAGAAAGGTAGGTATCGGCCTCGACCTTGCGAACCTCGGCCTGTGTTTTTTCAATGGAAGCAGCGGAAAGAGCCGTATCCATTCTTAATTTATCCGTCGAAGCAGCAAGATTATCGACGGTAGCCGCATTTTGTGCGGCAGCGAGAGCGGTAGAGACGCCGGCGCGCGTAGCCTCACCGAGCGAATCTCGGATAACAGGCATTGCGCCGGCAGGAGTAGACGAGCCTCCATATTTCGAGGACAGGATTGGATTGAGACCAGCAGCGCGAAGATCAGCGACCTCGCGCTGATGAGCAGTTGAAGACATACGTTCCTGGAAAGCCATTTGTTCGCGGGCAACCTCGGCAGAAGCTTCGTTGGCGCGCTCGCCACCAAAGAAGGAACCGGCAGCAGAAATTACTGCCGGAGCGAGAGCCGCGATTGTCTCCCACATTAGAGGCGACGCAGGCCAGGAACGGAGTAGACGGGCATCGCCCGAGTGCATTTATATTTGAAAATAGAGTCGAAGATGAAGTGGACTTCGTCCGTTACAGCGATAACACGGTCAACGGGTGGATTTTCCACAATGAATGTTTCCGACAAAGTGGGTAACGCCGAAAATTCTTGAGCAAGATGCCAAGTGTCGAGGGATTGAGCATACGTAGAGCGAAACTGTCCGGTGATCTGGTTCGGTTTGTAGCGATATTCGGACCAGCGTTCCTGATAGCCGAACGCCTCAAGATCGGCGGAAGAGCCTTGAGCGTAGATTTCCTTATTAAGAACGGCTTGCTCGCCAAGATTAGCGAGCGACGGCCAGTAATAATCGAATCGAGTCGAACGAGAATGCATGCGGTTGACCCCTTGCTGATAGGTGAGATCAGCGTGGGCACAAACCAATCCGATGATGATTGAGTGTTCAGTAAACGATTTCGAAAAGCCATGACGGCCTCGCATAGTTGAAGTGCCGATAGCGGCGAGATTGCCTTGCGGCGAATCGACAGTTGTTTCCGACATTTGAGCGATAGGGGAAACGTTGACCGGAGAAGTAGAGCCGCCGAGATATTCGGGACGTTGAAGACGCGCATCGGGCGAACGGACGCCGAAATGCGCGAGAACGAGTTCGATGTAGCGCGTACCGCCGCGAGCATCGAGTTCGTAGAGTTGTTGGATTGTGATGGCCTCACGGAGTTGGTTGATCGTAGCCGCCGTGACGTCCGTCAGATCGGCATCCCAACGTCCGTTAGGGTCCATCACGAGAGGAGTATTGGCGCCAGGTCTTAGCCAGGCGCCGGAAGCATTGGTGTCGGAGACGCTAGCGCTGGTAATGAGCGCATTGCCGGTGGCAGCGCGGACGAGGTTGGCATTGTTAGTGTCCGTGTTGAGTAGCACGGGAGCATTACCTGACAAGGGTAATTCAACGGCTGGTCCCTTCTGAGGCCAGGGAAGTGACGATGTAAAATAATCGTGGCGCTTGCCGCGGCGAAGAGGAACGTAATTAGCAGGATTGTCTGGACCATCGTCCAGATCCACGACGACTTGATCTTGGAGATTTTGATCACGAAACCAGTCATTCCAAACGAGGTTGTAGGCGCGAGCCGGGAAATTGTTGATGCCAGCTATATTGGCCACGCCCGTGGGAAGGCCAAAATAGTCGTAAAGAGAGCCGACTGCAAAGGCTGACGTGGTTGTGACTTTCGGAGTAACGAAGTCAGTGGAGTCGCCGGGATTGGGCTGCTCGCCCATGAACCGCTGAAAGTTCGTCCAGAGAAGACGAAGAGGAACGGCGAAAAAGAAGGACGACAAATACATGTTGTCCATGAACGGATGGAGAGGAGTCGCAAGACGAGCGAACGCCGTCATATTGAGATTGAAAGTGTCGCCGGGAAGAGCCTCATCGACGAAGATCGGAATGAGGTAACCGGAGTCGAAAGTAGTTTTGTGTTGATGGCTGCGATCGAAGGACGATCGCGGGCGATCGACTTCCGGAAGACGAGCGAAGCGAGTTTGGTTGGATTTGAGTGCCATGATAGAGCCCTTTGTCTGCATGAGAAGAAAAGAGGACAGGCGGAGGGGCACAAGGCCCCTCCAAGAGAATTATTGAGCGTTGAGTGTTTTGAGGATGAAGAGGGAATTTGGAGCCGGGAGCAGATCGAGCTGCCCGGTAGAATCATCAAATTCACCAAGGTGAAAGAGGACATAGTCCTCAGGGTGTTTAGCGTATGCATGCTGACCTTCGGCCAGAACATCGCCAAGAATGCGGCCCATCGTATTGATGGAAGGAGCCGCGATAGGCTGAGAGTAAACCTCAGACTTTACGTCGAAGACGGAGAACATCTGCAAGATGGACATTTTATAAAGACCTTGAAGAAAACGTTGTGAGTCGAGAGGCCACAACTTCCTCACGAGCCGCGAGACGATGCGGCTGCATTTCGGATTGAAGCGCGACGACGTCGGACGTCGATTGAGGTTCGCGAGCTTCTTTGATTTGCAGATAGAGAGAAGGATCAGATTGCTCGAGCTTACGGTCGAAGAATCTAGGCGGCCGCATTTTGCGGCCTTCCACGATCATATAATCGTGGGGATAGACGTCGGTTTGAAAACGATCGAGCCAAGGCTGGCCGATTCCTGGACGGTTAGAGAACATTGCGAACTCAGGCGTGAGCCAGTAGTCGCGACCGTCAGGAGTAGAACGACGATAGTGTTCGGCAGCTTTTTTACCTGTGATTTTTTTCAGAGAGTAGCGGGCACAATAGCCCGCAGATTGCATCGTGAGCGAACCGATGTACGAGTCGCCGTGATACCAGATATGTTCGAGCGAAGCCGAACGGTAAAGAGCATGACCGAGGGAAGTAGATTTCCACTTTTTTTTATCGTGGAAATCGAGATTGAAGAGACAGAGATGATAGTGAGGCCTGAAGGTTGTTTCGCCATATTCGCCACAGCCGAAAAAGCGAAAGCGTTTCGGTGAGACGATTTTGCGAAGAGACTTCAGGAAGAGTTGAACGTGACGACGATTAAGAGAGCCGCCTTCAGGCAGCTTGTCGTCAGCGTAGGTTAGAGTGAGGAAACAGTTGTCGGGATAAAGAGACGCTTCAGCTTGGCAGCGAATCGACCATTGGCGAGCGCGTTCCAGCCGACAAGATAGACAGTTCTGACAGGGCAGAAAAATAGGCGCTCCATCGAGCGCCTTTTGAGTTTCACGGGTTAGGTGCCTATTGCCATTCTCGTTGAGATAGCGGGACCAGAACCATTTTTGGGGAGAAGTGCAGGCCATCTGCGGTGGCCGTTACTAGAGGCGAATACCGCCTCGGTAAGGAGAAGTTCGTCGA